TATTAACATTTCACCTTTATCAAGCTTTATTTCTTTTACCATTTAGTTTACCTTTTATCCTTTATTTAGCCTTATTTAGCCTTGTTTATTTAAAAAAACTTTGATTACACACATATTACCAATGTGTATGATTATATATAATAAAAAAGAGATAGCAGTATAGAGCCAGGTATAAAACCCAACTCTACACTGCAAAAGAATAGCTTATTCAACAGATAGCAAATCACTAGCACTAGTATAATCAGTCCTAGTATCATAGCCAACATAGAAGAAATCAGCTTTACAACTCTGGATAACTTTCTTATCATCTAGAAATGTATCGCCTTTCTTGCCATATCTAATGTTGAAATCGCCTCCGTCTTGATTCTCTGCAATAGCTGTCTGTATCTCTACATCTGCTAGCAAATCATCAAACATCAAAGAACGAAAGCTATAACCTGTAATAACATTATCTGCATTACGCTTAATCCTTATAGCCTTACCGTCTACAACATACTTGAAAACAAGCTCTAATAACTTTTTCATAATTACTCCTTTTTGTTTTTTATAATTAATCCGTTATCGTAACCAAGGGGGATGACACAGATGGTACTTATGTTGCTTTTAAGAAAAGAATAACCTAGCTATAGTTCTAGGTGCAGGCTAGGTTGTTCTTTTCTTTGGTTGAAACTAAGCGTAGGCTAACATATAACTTAGTTTCAACTGGGCTATGCCCCGCATAGCCCTAAAACCAAGCGGGTACCATCTGTGTATTTCTAGTGTACCCATTCTCGTTATATTTTTTAGAAAGTGCTTGTTTATTCCGTTTATTTGATTATATTCTTAGTGTATAGACTAGGTATAGGCTAGGCTATATGCATTTACAACTAAAATAAATATACACTTCCCTTAGTGTATGTCCTTAGTGATAGCCCTCATGAAAATATTTTTGAAAAAAAATTTTGTAAATCCCCTTATTTATCGTATATTTACCCCTACATGCCGAATAAAAGAGCAAAACAACGCAAACATGATAAGAAGAAACGTCGAGAAGCTTCTAAACAGGTGAAGAGGAAGAAAAAACTGCTTCTTAGGAAGAAGAGGGGATATTAATGGGTGATATAGCTAACGCTCCAGGTAAAATAAGACAGGGGCAGAGAGATTTTACAGAAAAAGACTGGCGAGATGCTTGGGATTTAGAAAGAGGAGAGTGGAAAGAAGACTCTTGGTACCCAGGTAGGAACATCTCTAAGTTTGCAGACAAGCATTTAGGTGGTGGTGACTACCATATGCAGACTACTGGTGAAAGCCTTCCTGATGACTATAATCAGTTTTTAACTGACTCCAGTAGTGTTCTAGGAACTCAGATAAATAGCGGAATGGGAGAGAATTTTAGTGAAGAATTTCGCAATAATGAGTTAACTAGCATGAATAATGACTTCTATTCTAATACCAAATCATACCCAGGTGCAGTAGGAACAGGATTAATGAAGCATCTATACCCTGAAGAACAAGGTAATGTGTATGGTTTTAGTGAGGATATCAATGAATCTAACTATTTAGACCCTTATTCAGGTGATATAAAGTACGAAGGTACCAGGGATTCTGGTATTCTAGATGAATATGGTAACCCTGTTTCGGGTAGAGAAGGGCAAGTTCAAAGTGATGACTTAGAAACATCCAGATGGTATCCAGGTAAAGCTTTAGGTGCTATTGGAGATATGATAACAGGAAAGAGAAAATGGAGTAATCCTTTTGGAGTCAATGAGCTATTCGAAAATCAACAAGGCGAGTATTCCCAGTCTAATGAAGACCATATGCAGTATAAGCAAGACCATCCTTTCTATGGTCCATATGAACAAACTGAACAAGGTTATAGCGGTGGATTACTTGACTATGAGGGTCTTAGAGCCGATATGACAAATAGAATGCAGGAATTAAAAGAAAATAAACTAAACGTCCCTAAAGTAGAGGATTACGTTTCAGAGGCAGGATATTAATATGATAGGAATAATAAAGAAATTACTCTCGAGTCCAGGTGGAAAGAAGGCTGCGGCTAATTTATACAAGCAAATGAAAGCCCAAATGAGAGGAAAAGGAGCTAATCGACTTACTGCAGACCAAACCTCTGCAATGAGAGATGCAGCTAGGAGAGAACAAATGGCGGCTAAAATAAATGAAAGAGCCATGAGGCAGGAGTTTAAAAGACATGGAGGCTCTATGCAACAAGATTTAGGTGAATCTATGCGTTCTTTGCGTAGAGAATTTAGCAAAACTCATCCAGGTACTCCTAAAGGTATTAGAGAAAGAGCAATAAACTCTTTCCCAGGAATAAAAACTAGGAGATAATATATGGCATTTTGGGATGAACTACTAAATACAATCAAAAAACCGAAGCAAGTAGATGCTACTAATATGCTCCATAATAAAGCAAATGAAAGCTATGTTAATCCTAGAGAGTTCTTTGTAGATGGAAAAACTCCTACAAAAGACAGATTAGTCGATGAAGCAGATGCTTGGGGTAAATTCTATCAAACAGAGCAAGATTCGGATAAAATGGTAACATTTGATGAGAATGTAGAGGCATACGATTCTACTGACCCGTCAAAAATAACAGAGCATACTCAGCACATGGTAAATAATTTAGATGTATTAGGTGATGTTTTTGGTAATGATAAGTTTGATGGAAAAGGTATAGACATAGACAAGCTTTCTGAATCTGTTTATCAAACAGGATTACATGAAAGTAGAGGTGGACAAGAAGTATTCCAAAGAGGTGGAGGCCCTGGTAGAGGTTATTATCAAGTAGAACCTAATACTGCTAGAAATATACTATCCAGTTTTACAAGAATGGGTCCAAAAGCCATTACTACTATAAATAATATTTTAGGAACTAACTTTAAAAATAGACAAGAAGCTTCTGGAATGTCTGATAAAGACATGGAAAAGCTGTTATTAGACGCTAGGGGTGGAACTTTATTTGCAGGAGCTAAATATTTACAAGCCTCTTCTGCATCTAAAGATGACTATTTCTTAAAATAAGATGGGATGCACTGTTCCAATATTTCTTGCATTAATGATTATAGCTGGTATTACTGTTCTTATAATCAATATAGATAAATAATGTATACAATTACAATTAAACATAAGGACATAGGAGCTAAGACCTATGAAATTTACACAAAAGAAGAAGCAGACAGGGAAGGACTTGAATATAGTCATTGGAGGGATGCACGAGAAGGACAGTGGGCATTATCTGACGATGGTTTCGTATCAAAGGTTATTAAGAGAAAGTCGTATAAAGGAACTAATAAAATCGATAATGTCTACCTCAGATTTGCATGGGGATACACTTTCTATAATCCTGGAGGAGGAGGAGTAAAAGAATTGAATGTAAAGGGGAGAAAATCCAATACAACAATGTCAGGGAAAAGACCAATCGAGGTCAAAGCTAAGCAGGAGAAAATGAAGAATCTAGCTATGGTATATGCTCAAACTATGAATACAGACGAGACTATAGCTAAAGTATGTGGCGAAGTAACTACAAACGAAAATAAAAGAGTTAAGCGTTATATGAAAACGGAGGTATTTAAAGGTATGGTAAGAGAGGAATTAAGTAAGTTATTGTCAGACCATGGAATGACAGAAAACTATACTCTTGAGTTATTGCAAAAAGCTATAAAGAAATGCGAAGACAAGGGTGATACTACTAATCTTATGAGAGCTGTAGAAAATCTTCAGGATATGCATGGAATGAAAGATAAGCATCTTGTTAAAACTACTGATACAATAGAAGCCACTTCTACTACTAAGCTTATAGATGAGCTCAGAGAAGAAGAGCAAAGACTAATGGCTCAAAGAACGACTATAAAAGAAGAAGATTAGAATGTCAGCAATTCTGCAAAGGATGATGGCACCTGGTTTTAAGCTGCTTAGAGAGCTTATAAAAGGTCATGGCCCTAAAAAAGGAGTTCAGCTTTTTAAAGAAAGAATCATGCAGTCGACTCCAAGTTATGCTAGAAAGTCTGTAGGGAAGGAACTCTTAAATCCCAAGGCTTATAAAAGGTATAAAAAAACTGCGGATAAAAAAAACAATATTGATAGTGAATGGTTTCAAAGCGAGTTAGCTGGTTCGCATAGAGCGATACGTAATCTGCAAGACCAAAAAAAGACGGTTTTAAGTTTAAAAAGGACATTGTCAAGAAATCTAAACAGAAGACCGAAACAAGATAGAGTTATTTATAAGGAAGAAATTGAAGCACTGAGAAAAAAGATAAATTCGTTAAATACAAGAATAGGCCATCACAAAAACATGAGAAAGAACACTGAAAGAGATTTAGACGTTTTTAATCAAAAACCTTTGAATTACAAGGAATACATTAACTCGGTAAAAAATACCATAGATAATACACCTATAAATGTACATTATAACCCTATAAATCGAATAATGAAACCTAAAGAGTATAGTGGATGGGCAGGACGATATACTCCTGGTAACAGAGGATTAGGAAAGATAGATTTAAAACCTGAAGAGCTTGGTCTTGAAATAGCAGGTAGAAACATATTTCATAAATATGGCAACACTGCAGCTCATGAATTAAAGCATGCAGTTCAATTTAACCTGAGAAAAAAGGGAGCTAAATATGCTCAGCATTTCGATAGGCACGATAAATGGGCTACTAAGCATTTTAAAAAGAATTGGAAAGAAGACTTAAAAAAAGACCCTTGGTATGGATATCAAGTTACTGATGTCCCTATTGAATTGAGCGCTAGAGCAACTGAACTAAGAACTTTACCAGCTGAAATGTTGAAAGATATAATTGCAAACCCAAAATCGTATCAATTTATAGATGAAGTAGAGGATATTGCACGATTTACTGGATATGGAAAAAACTTTAGTAAATATTTAAAAGGTGTTTGGGGTCTAGCTCCTGTAGCAGTAGGCCCACAATTAATGAATGAATAATGGATTACGAAGCTAAACATGAAGAGTTAAGAGCTCTTCAAAAGTTACGGAATAACATGGCGTTGTTTGGAAGGCACTGCTTCCCGACTGCCCTCCGTAAACAAACACCCCCGTTCCATCACGAGGTGTATTCTTCCTTAGCTGACGACGAAACAAAGAGAGTGTTAATAGCTGCCCCTAGAGGAACGGCTAAGAGCACTGTTACTACTCTCATTTATCCGTTATGGAGATTGGCTTTTAAAAGAAGTGATGAAGACTTATTCATAGTTATCATCTCAGAGTCCCAAGCTCAGTCAATAAACTTCCTATCTAGAATAAAGTATCACTTGACCCATAGCGATAACTTTAGGAAGACATTTGGAGACATGGGTCCTAATACTGCTGCTAGGTGGACTCATACTGATATAGTCCTTGCAAATGGAACTAGAATGATAGCTGTTGGTACAGGACAAAGAGTTAGGGGATTTATCGAAGGTGACACTCGTCCTAACCTTATTATTGTAGACGACTTTGAGTCAGAGCTAAATGCATTTACTCCTGAAGCTAGAGCTAAGAATAGAAAATGGATGACAGAAGCAGTTATCCCTTCCTTATCTGATGAAGGTAAGATATGTATGATAGGTACCGTAATATCCGAAGATTGCTTTTTGTATTGGGCAAAAGAATCTTCAACCTGGAAAACTTTATGGTTTTCTATATGGGATGATAATCAGAAGAGCATATGGCCAGAAAGGTTTCCTAAGAGTAGGATATTAGCAATAAAGAAAGAATTTGAATCTGTAGGAAACTTAAATGGATTTTTCCAGGAGTACATGAATATAGCTCAGTCTCCTGACAATGCTCCTTTTAAACCTGAGTGGATTAAACTGCATCATTATGACTTTGAAAGAATTAATGGGCAAAACTGTATGACAAGGATGGTGGATGATGAAAAGAAAATTATACCAGTTGATGTATACTGTGGGGTCGACCCTGCTAGTTCCCTTTCTGCTAGGGCTGATTTTTTTGTTGTGGCTACAATTGGTGTTGATAATGACAACAACAAGTATATTATCGATATTTACAGAAACAGAATATCGCCTGCGGAACAACCAGGAATACTAATAGATACTTATAAAAAGTACAGACCTCGAAGAATGAAAGTCGAGACAGTAGGATATCAAGAAGCTTTAAGAGTAGCTGTTAGGGAATTAATGAGAGAAGAGAATTTATATATACCAGGGTTAGAATCTGGTGTTAAACCGAGAAACTCTAAAAGTGAAAGGCTATTGTCTTTAGTTCCTATGTTTGCTAGGAAACTATTTCGCTTTAGACCAGAAGATTTAGACGCTCAACAAGAGTTTCTTTCATACCCAAAAGGCAAGCATGATGATGTAATGGATGCAGTGTGGACTGCACTTGATGGGCATAAGCCTTGTAGGGCTAAAAACTTTGACCCAGACATGGAAGAAAAGAATACAATTAAAAAAGTGTTGGATTGGATGACAATGTAATGTATATTAGGGATAAAAATTATGGCGTATAACGACAAAAATACAAAACCTGCTCACAGTGAACGAGATTTTGTCAATGAAACAATAGATATTTATACTCGCTATTCCAAGAAAAGGGATACTTGGGCTCAAGAAGCTAAAGAAGATAGAGAGTTTAGATTAGGTAAGCAATGGACTACTGAACAAGTTGAAACACTTGAATCAAGAGGCCAAGCTGCAATTGTAGTTAATAGGATACATCCTGCTGTAGAAACAGCAAAAGCTATGATAACAGCTAATAGACCT